CGTGCCGGCCACCAGCGGCGAGCACAGCACAGCGAGGATGATGGCGGCACGCATTGCCGCAGCATCGCGGAAGTGTCAAGCCGGCGGGGGCGACCAGGGTGGAAAGGAGACACCCCGGCCGCCGCGCCCGCCCGGCTCACTCAGGCACGCCAGCCAACGCTGGCAGCGGCCTGCGAATCTCGTCACGTCTCGCTAGCTCTACCGTCAGGTGATTCACCTCCGCGAGCAGCCGCTTCCTCTCGGCCAGGCATCGCAGCACCATGCCCGCGAGAGTGCCGCTCGTGCCAGTGAACGCACCGCAGAATCGACGAGCAGCGTGCTCCATCGACTTCACCTCGTGGTCGCTCAGAGTCACGCTCACGAGAAATCCTTCCACTCGTCGTCGTCATCGTCGAGGTCGGCCCGCATCGCCTTGACCTCCGCGGAGATGCCTTGCAGGTGAGCTACGGCCGCCGTCGCGAATAGCGTATGCGTCGTGGCAATCTCGCTCACCGCCCTGGCGATCGCCAGCACGTTCTGCTCGAGAGCGGATACGCGAGCCTCTAGGTCGGTCACTGCTGCTCCTCACGATGCAGCAGCAACGCCAGCAGTGCGTAGGACGCCAAGTCGAAAAGGTTATCCTCGAGCGACTCGTTCTCCAGCCGGCCGGTGGCGTTGTACGTGGCGAGCCTCGTGACCTTGTCGCTCAATCGCACCATCGCGCCCTTCCAGGCCGGGATGCCGACGAACTTCGCGCCGTTGCGGATGTTGGCGAGCGGGTCCGTGCCGCTCGGACACCCGTAGTCGGCGCTTTTCTTTCTGTGCATTTCTTTGATGTCGTCGCACAGCTTGAAGAATGCCTGTGACGTCGGATGCACGGCTTCGGCTTTTGCAGACGCAAACGCTGGCGGCGTCCATTCCGCGTAGGTCTCGGGGCTGGCGTTGAGGATGCCGTCACCGGGCAGGCGATAGCCCTGCATTTTGGGATCATCGGCTGGCGTGGCGTCGAGCCGCTCACGCACGGCTGCCCGCATTGCGTCGTTTGCTTCCTGCAGTGCTGTCGTCATTGGTTCCCTTTCGTAAATCTCGGTCGCAGAACAATGGGTAGGCGCGCGTCACTTCCTGCCGGCCGTGGTCAATGATTGCCATGCCCTGGCACGGCCGCTCTGGTGACGCGACTCGCTCAGCGTATGGGCTATGTCCAATGACGCTGCCATTCGCCACGTAGCGGGCACCACGCAGCCAGCCCCAGCAGTGGTAGTGGCCGAAGATCGTCAGATCCGCCTTGCGGCCTGCGTCCCACCGTGCGATAGCCTTGCTCGCCGGCAGAGCCAATCCGTAGACGCCGCCTGCATAGCGGATGCTGTGGCCGTGTGTAGTGCGGACGAGGAACCCGTCGAGGTCGACGTAGCCCAGATGCCCCTCTGCAATCTGCCACCGCACGTTCGCGTTCTTTTCCTCGCGGGCGAGCGTGAAATACATGAGCTGCTCCCACGAGTGGTCGAGCTCAGTGGCGATGCGATTCTTTTCCGTGCTTCGCCCGTGGTTCCCTGCGTTGGTGCAGACGATGACCGTCTCGGCGTTGGCGGCCACCTTGTCGATGAGTCCACGCAGCCGCTCGGCAATCCATCGCGTGGCGTTCATCGGGGAGAGCTGGGCCACCTCGACGCAGTCGGGGTGGATGTGGCCAGTGATGAAGTCCCCGCCCAGCCAGATTAGGACGCGGCGGATGTCAGCCTGGTTCCGCTCGTGCTGCAGGCACTCTAGGAATCGCTCCTCAAGTTCCCCGAGCCGCTGTTGACATACGTCAAGCGAGTAGTCGTTTTCACCGTTCACCGTCTCGGGCAGGACTCGCTCCTCGCAGTGGACGTCCGACAGCATCAGGATGGCCGTGGCGTCGTGCTTGGCCCTTTTCTTGCCTTTGACAGTGTTGGTCAAGGCAACTGGCTCCACGCCTTTCAGCGACGAAATCGCATCCGCCCGCTCGCGTTCCTTGTCGATGGCCTGAAGTGCAGCCTTGTACCGGCCACGCAGCGTGGCAACCTCAGATCGCAGGCGTGCCAGCTCGGCGTCGGCCGCGAGCTGTGAGGCTGTCCCGGCGTCATCCACGGCCGCCTCTGTCAGTCGCTTCGCAGCCATGACTCGACTCCCTGGTGGCCTACAGGCGAGATACCACGCTCTTGCAAGACCTTGCTCAGAGACCGTGCGAACACACGCAGCGGCAGCTTGATCCTGCCTGCCTTCCAATCGGACTTCACTGCCTGCAGCTCTGCCTGGTGCTCTTCTGCCACGCGACGATGCCACGGTTGCGTTCCGTGCGTCACGACTGCGGTGCTAACCGCTTCGTCGAGGAGGCTTGGCTTTCCCTTTCCCACGCTTTGGCTCCTGTTCCTGGGGCTGCGACTCAAGGTGTATCCAGCCGTCGTCGTCAGGAATCACGCTGCCAGCCTCGGCATCGTCGTCGTCATCCAGATCCGGCGGAAGAATGACAGCCTCTGGCTGGGGCTGCTTCCGTGGCCGTGGCATGGGCGTCGCTCCTGTGACGCCTACAGCGTGACAGGCGCGTCAAGCACGACGGCGGGCGTTGGCTATCGCTCGCCGCACGAGGAGCCGCCCGGCGGCGTCGAGGAACGGCAGGCCGCGAGCCTTGGCCTCTGCTCGCATGACCGCCACGACCTCGTCGATGCGCTCGGGCTTGCTGCACTCGTCGCATCCCCAGGCGTCCATCTCTGCCGCCTTGGCGCGGCAGGAGCACGTCGGCGTCGGCTCGATGCCAAACCGCTTCAAGAGCTTGGAAAGCTCGGTGCCGGGGCCGTGGCCGATGGGCTGCGACTCTTCTTGGTTGCGACTTAACTGCTGCGGGGCTGGGCATTGTCGCGGCGAGCCGCAAAACTTGTCTTCTACTCCGCACACGATGCACGACGTGCCGGCGCTGTTGCACACGCAAAGCCCCGTCATGCTTGCACCCCGGATATCGTGACGGTTTGGGATGTGACGTTCGTGTCGCCGTAGCCAGACAGTGACATTCCAGCAAACCCCGAGAAACAAGGCGGCGACGTATACGGACCTGCGCTCTCTGCCGACGGAGACGGAGAATTGAAAGAGAGAGCCTGTGGAGCCAAGTCTGATGGGTTAGTCCCCCACCCAGACTTCACAATGTTTGCGCCGCTGGCGTAGTCAGGAAGCTGCCACTCTGTATCGTCAATGAAATAGCCTAAGTAAATCCATCGCACTGTGGTCGATGTTAGATATATCGTGCTGATATCTATGCAGCCGCGCACGCCATTGGCAAACGCAAGAAACGAGTTTATCTCGCCATATCTCCACAAAGGGCAGTCTGTCTGATATTGAGCAGCGTTGAATACAGGCGTCCACGGCGACGCAATTGCTGTTTGCGGCAAAATGGATAGCGTCAGGGACGCCGACAAAGATTTTGACTTTGACTCACTGCCAGTTCGCGAATACCCACCAAGACCACTTTTTGTGTAGACGTTTCTTTTGAGGACATACGAGAACTCGACGGCGATATTCATAAAACGCGGATAGCCTAGCTCCCCGCAAAAGCAGTGGCAGCGGGAAGTGTCCTGCGTTTTTGGCGTGCCGTCCGCATTGCATCGCAAGCACGGATTCGGACTGCACGTCGTCCCCACCCCCTTGAACGTCTCCCCCGCACCCTGGCACTGGCACTGCGGCTTGACGCTGCACGTCGTGCCTTCGCAGCACGCGCCTTCTTTGCAGGCTTCGAGACAGGCGGCTTCGGTGGCGTAGCCAAACGAGCCAGATCCGATGCCGTTATGTGATGACGTTTGTCTGCAAGGCATGGCGGCACTACGTCCGGGTGATAGAAAATGAGGACACGGACTTTGGCTCTGTGCCTCTTCCAGTGAAAGTCCCGGTAATGCCGCACCACACCCAGCTACCAGTGTTAGTAGCACCAGCGTCAACTTCACCTATTTCAGGCATAGATACAAACCACCTTCCAGAGCGGCGGGTAAAAACGCCGTTTATGGTCCCGCCAAAACTTGAAGGTGAGGTAACGAAACCTCCAGGGCTCCTTATCTGTGCTCTGTCGTTGCCTGCTTGCGGAAAATCTTTGGCGTATCCAGCAGCCATGCAGTTTTCAAGACCCTGGGTTGGATTCATGTTTCCGTTTTCAAAGCGGGTCGCCACAGCAGCAGTCCCAGCTAAGGAAAGGGATGCTGATATGTTCAGAGAGACATCGCCAGTCCCAATGAATACGCAACGCTCTATAAACCCAGCTTCAAAGAGTAGCGGATTGGTAGAAACCCCCGCACTCTCCCAGCACGAATCGGAAAAGGTAGTTGTGGAATAAGGCAGCGAAGTGTGTTCTTCGCACCGATAGCAATACCACGCCCCGCAGCACCCGCAGTCCTCTGCGAGCTTGCCGTCCTTGAGGATGATCGCGTTGTTCTTCGTCGCGATGGGCGTCATGCGCAAGCCGTCGTAGTGATGGTCGACACGCTCTCCGTCGCCGTGCTGGCGACAGTGATGGACGCTCGCGTGAATTGCAGCCCCGCCGTCCCGAGGCTCACGCCTGTGAGAACAATCACGGACGTCGTTGCCGTCGTCTGCTGAACGACGTCAATCAAAAACCACGCCGTGCCGTCCTTCGCGACGGCGCAGTCCCTGCTGCCTGCCGCAGTCGATGTGACGGGGAAGAACAGATTCGTCGCACTGACGGTATTCGGAGTCGACGTCCGATTCTTGAACGTCACGGTCTTCGCCGAACCAATAGCCCACGCACCCGTGTAGGTGGCGACGCGAAATACCCGCGCTTTCGCGAGCGTGTCCTGCCGCTGCGTCTCTAGCGGCTGCCCACCAGGCCGGGCGTTCTCAACGACCCTAACAACGCGAGCGATCCTCGCCGCGGCAGGCCGTGTGAATGAGATCCGCTCCATGCGTCACCTACGGCGTCACTTGTATTCGACGTAGGCCACGTCGACCGTCAGGTCGCCGGTAGCGTTCGCGAAGACGCGAATCGTGTGATCCTCGGGCAGCACCAGCTTCGCCGTGCCGTCGACCACGCGGAGCGAGGCGTCGGCCGGCACCGAGATTGTCGTATACAGCTGCGTGGAGTTCGTGCCGACGAATCGCAGCACGCTCACGTCGGCAGAGTTCACTCCGTCGACGTTATTGACGGTAAGCGAGTTGATCTCGAGGACGGCGGAACTAGCGGACCCGTTGGCGAGAACGAGCGTGGCGCTCGACCCGGTGGCGGTGCCGACAGGGATCGTCACTGTCCGCAGATACACCTCGGTCGCGGTACCGGCAACATTCGGAGCAGCCATCCTTCACCTCAAGTACGAAAGACAAAATGCAGAGAACGTGCAGCCGGGGCGGCAGAGCCACCGCTTCCGCCACCCGACGCAATAGTGATCGTCGAGCCGGCGGTGCTCACCGTCACATTACTGCCCGCTGCAATAGTCAGCGTTCCCGTGAGCCCGTTGAGGGTGCTCACGTGGCTTGGCATCCGAGCGACGTCGAGCGTCCCGCTCGTGATGTCGGCGGCGGCATGGGTGTGAACCGCGGCAGCGGCAGTGATGTCCCCGACCGTCGGCAACCCGTGGACGTGATCCTCGCGGCTGGCGTTCGCGGACGAACCGGCCGCCGCCGTGCCGAGAGGCTGCGGCGTTGCCGAGCCAACCGCCAGGCCGGACGTGCCGCCAGCGAAGGCAATCGTGATAGAGCCGGCGGACGTGTCACGGGTGAACGCCATGCCCGCGCCCTGCACGAGCACGGGACTCACGATGGAATAGCGACTCGTCCACGTCGCACTCGTGCCGTCCGTGACCAGCGGCCCAGCGTAGCCAGCCTGCGCCGGCAGCCCGGCATACCCGGAGATGTCGCTGGTCGAGTGCGTGTGCGTGGCCGGTGCGAACGTCAGCGGCACGTTGCCTAGGCTCGTGTAGGAGCCGCTGGTGGCCACGTCCGCCAGACCCGAGACGTCAGCCGCGGCCAGGCTGATTGTCCCCGTGCGGCCCGCCACCGACTGCACAGGGGCGGCGGCCGACGCCGCTGCGGTGAACGACACGATGTCGGTCGTGGAGTGCGTGTGGCCGACTTGCGAGAACGACGCCGTGAGCCCGACGATGTCGCTGGTCGAGTGCGTGTGCACCTCAGCGGCGGCGGTGAGGTCTGCCCGTGTGATGACGACGGCCCCCGTCCTCGACTGCACCGCCTGCACGGGTGCCGCGGCAGACGCCGCCGCCGTGAATGCCACCACGTCCGTGGTCGAATGCGTGTGAGCCGACGGGGCAAACGTCGTCGGAACGCCGCTCAACGCCGTGTACGAGATCGTCGGAATGCGGGCGATCGCGAACGTGCCAGCCGTGACGTCACTCGCCTGTAGGACGATTGCCCCGACTCTCCCGGCCACGGACTGCACCGGCGAGAACCCCGCCACGACCGCCGTGTCGTAGCTCGCAATCGTGAACTGTCCGCTCGTCGTGCTGACCGTGATGCCAGGTCCGGGCACCAGCTGGAACGTGCCGAACGCATTCGTCGCCGTGCCTGGCACGGTCAGGAATCCAGCGGGTCCGATGCCGCCGCTGGCGACCACGGAGATACCCGTGTTGCCGCTGACGGAGACACTGACGCCCGTCTCGCCAAGGATCGAGACGCTGATGGCCATCAGGGAACCCTCACGCTCACGTCACCTGCCAGGTATGTGCGAGTCACGTTGCCGGGCGTGATCGTCTTGAACCACCAGCGGTACACGCCCGTCGCCGCCAGCTGGTCCGTCTGCACCTCGGAGAGTGAGACGTTGACCTGGCCGGCGGTGAGATTGACCGGCGTGACGGTGAACGCCACGACCGTGCCACCAGCGGCAACCGTCATCCCGGCTCCGAGCCCGCCGCCAGCAGCGACGCTCGTGAGTGAGTAGATGCGGCTGTCGTAGGTGTGGCCGGTCAAGTCCGTGCCGTCCATCGAGATGACCATCCCGAATTCGTCACCTTTGACGAACGCGAGATCAAGCTCGGCCGGCAACTGTTCGTAGGTCGTGTCTGCCATGATTCTGTTTTACGCCTCGCGGGTACGATTCTTGCAGACGCTATTCAGCCCGGCGGCGAGCCGAAAAGGCCGGTAAAGCTCGCCTCTGGAAGCACTCGCCGCTCCAGAATCGCCGGGTAGCTCCCCGTCTGTGCGCCGCTGCCGTTGAGTCCGACGGGGTTGGCACTGGGAATCCATTCGCCGTTCTCAAAGTCGAACACCATCGCACGACGCTTCTGGTTGCCCGAGAGGAAATTGAACCCCACGTCAGGCAGCTGGAGGTTCCAGCCTGTCGGGCGGAACAGCACCTGCGACTCCGCCTTCCAGTACGGGACGATGGCGTTACCCCACAGTTCTTCAATACGCTCGATCGTGCTTCCTTCGTGCTTGCACTGATACGGATTCGTGCCAACAAACGAGTCCGAATTCACGTAGCCGAACGATCCGATGATTGCATCGGGGCGAGAGGCAAAATTCCGCGTGATCGTCGCTCGCGTCAGAGACTCCTCGACGGTCAGCCCTTCAAAATAATCGTTTGCACTGTTCGTGAGCGGTCGCCTGTCCGTCCCGTCGTAGTAGGAAAGCGCCGGAATCTGCTCGCCCGACACGACCTCAAATTTCCACTCTGGGATTCTGTCAAGCGGCCCGAGTGCCTGATTCGTCGTCAGCACCGCGTACTCAAGGATGACCTCGACGTGGTACGGATTCTCCCCGAACGTCTCGTTCATCACGATTTTGCGGAGCTTCAAAAAGTTGAACTCCGGGTGCTCCGCCCCCCACAGTCCGCCGCCGACGGCGTTGACGACATCCAGGTTCGCCGTGGGCGAGACCGTGGCGTTGTCGTCAAGGATGACAACAAACCGCCGTTTCGCCACGGTCGACTCGCCGATAGCGCCCTCGATGGTGCGACCAAGTTCGCGGAAGCTTGCGACTGCCATCAGAAAATCTCCGCTGGCGTGTTGAGGTAGCCGGCGACGGCGTTAGTGATGGCAGTGCGGATGCCTGCCAGCTGCTTCGTCTGGAGGCGGGCCTCGATCAGCTGCGGGTCTTGCGCCTGAGCGCCGAGCCCGAGGACGAGCTTCGCACCCTCGGCAGTGCGAATGTCAGCAGTCGCCACCGGCCCCTGCACGGGACGGGCAAGCTCCGCTCGGCGGGCAAGCTCTGCACCGGCTCTCGCAGTTGCCGCGATAGCGTCGTTCGCCGACGCCAGCATCCGCTGCTGCGACTGTGCGGCCCTCTGCTGCTGGGCAATCGCGGCACCGAACTGCTGATTGCTGCCGGCGGCCTGCTGCTGAAAGTTGATGCGGCCGTCGGCGATATTTCTTTCAATTCTCTCTGCCTGCCGAAGCTGTCGCAGCCTGGCCGTGCCATCCTTTGCGGCCTTGAGGTTCCCTGCGTCGCGAGCCTCCTGCACTGCCTGCTCTTCCGCGTTGATCCTGTCCTGCAACGCCTGGATGTTGAGTGCCGCCTGCCGCTTTCGCTCCTCGACCTGTGCCGCGAAATCAAGCTCCGCACGCTGCCGCTCGTCGAGCTGGCCACGCAGGAACTCTTCGACACGCTGGGCACCTACGATTCGCTGGTCGAAAATCTCTCGCTGGCGGGCGACCTCGGCCTGGTAGGCGTCTGCCGTCAGGATGCCGTCCCGAGCCTGCTGCTGGGCGGCGGCGATTCCAGCCTGCAGCTCGTCGGCAGCACGAACGCCAGCACCGCCAAACTGCTCTGTCTTTGCGATAAGGTCGTCAATGCTCTTGGTTGTGGCATCGAATGCTTTCGTGAACCCGTCGCCGAAGCCTTGCCGTGCGGCCTGCTGCTGCTCTGCCAGCCTTGCACCAAGCTGGTCAAGCTGTGCCAGCCTCGCAGTGGCAGCGTCTGCGGAGGCCGTATCTTGGGCAGCACGTGCTGCCGCTTGCTGCTCCTGTACGCGAACCTGCTCACGCTCAACGGCTGCGAGATCCTCTGCCAGCTTCGACTGAGCGTCGCTCACTTTCGTCAGAGCTTCAATCCGTTTTGTGTCCGCGTCGGCCTGCTTGGCGGCGGCATCAGCCACTTCTTGACGCCGCGCCTGCTCCTTGGTGATGGCCTCGTTGACCTTGTCTTGAGCCGCCTTGATGCGGGCGATCTCTTCCTCGTTTAGCTTCAGCGGATCTTGCACGTCTGCGACGGCCGCCTCAAATCCACGCATGGCATCAGTGATGACGCTGCTTTGGTCGACGATGCCGCCGAAGAACGAATCGAAACGCTCTCGCGTCTTCTCGATATTCGTGGCGATCTGAAACTCGGGGGCTCGCTCTTGCTTGACGCTGTCTCCAAAACCCTTGACGAAATCGGTTGCCGCCCCTGCACCAGCGGCAGAAGCTAACGACTCGCCTCCGAACACGACATTCGTTGCAGCGTTCGCCGCATTTGACGCTGCGTCCTGCAGCTCGGCTATGTTCTGCTGGATCGCAGCTTCCGCCTGCAGTGCAATGCCTCTGCCGAACTCCTGCACGTCAGTCGAGAACAGCCGTCCAAACTGCTCAAGCAGCCTGCCGAACAGGCCGATGCTTCCGTTGGCAAAGACCTCAAGCGCGTTGAAGATTGTTCGCAGCGATTCGCTGACGGCCACGAACACGTTCCCGACCGCGGAGAATGTCTCGCCAGCGGACTTAAGGCTTGCGGAAAAATCGCCGAACTTGGCGACAAACGAATCAAACACGCCAGCGAGCACCCGTGCGCCATTCAACAGCACGTCCGTGATGGCATTCGCGATTCCGGTGCCGCCGGTTCCCTCGGTACCGGAAAAGCCCTCGACGAACCTAAGGAACTCGTCAGTGACGGTAGTCACGGCAGGGGCGAGGTTGCCAACCACCTGGCCGATGATGCCCTCGACAGTCTTCGACACGAGGTCGAACCCATCATTCATTGCCGCGACGTTCTCGATCTGCGTCTCGTTGACGATGATGCCAAGCCGCTCGGCTCGAGCACGCAACTCCTCGATGCTGTCAGCACCATCGCGGAACAGTGGAGCCAGGGCCGCCCCTTTCTCGCCGAACACTTGAACGGCAGCTGCAGCACGATCTGCTGCCGTCGGCAGCTGCGATATCGCCTGGCCGATCGCGGAGAACTGCTGCTCTGGAGACAGGGCGCGAAGCTCCTGCACCGACAGGTTGATGTTTCGGAGCGACTTGTCGAGCGCATCTCCCGGCGTCGCCTTACCTATGGTCACGGACAGCTTCTGAATGGACGCGCCGAATGCCTCCGTGTCCACGCCGGCTAGCTTCGCGGCGACGGCGTAGCCCTGCAACGCCTCGACGCCGATGCCCGTCCTCGCGGAGAAGTCGTTGAGCGTGTCGAGCGAAGAGTTAACAGAGCCCACCAGGCTGGTGATCTGGCTTGTCACGCTCGTGAATGCGTTGCCGAGGGCACGCACACCGTCAAAGACCAAGCGGCCGATTTCAATCTGCGCGAGGATGCTGACGTTTTTGTTGAGCCGCTCAATGTTTTTGTCGGTCTTCGCGGCTTCCGAGCCGACGCCGTCGAGGTCCGACTTCGCCTTCTGTGCCGCCCGATTGAACTGCTCCTGCGTCAGCCTGCCAGCGTCCAGATGCTGCGTGAGTTCTTGAATCTGCTGGTCGTACTTTTCCTGCGGAGTCAGGTTCGCCGCAATGATGCGGGCCGCAGAAGCGGCAGCGTCGGCACGGTCTCGCTCCACGCCAGTGGCACGCTCTGACGCACGGACGAACGTCTCCTGAGAAATCGCACCTTGCGATAGAAGGCTCTCCAGCTTCTCAAGCTCTGCCGCTCGCCGCTCTTCCTCAGTCGCCACTGAGGCCGTAACACGTAGCCCGTCCTCAATCACCTGCTGATACTTGCTCGCCGCTTCGGCTGCCTTGTCCGCTTCGCCGGTTGCCTGCCCCCTGGCTTTGGCGTATGTTTCCTCCGAGATCACTCCCGCCTTTAGCAGATCATCAATCTGCTGAATTGTCTTTGCTCGTTTTTCCTCTTCCGAAGCAAACTGCTCCGTAAGTCTCGCCCCTTCTTGCAGGAGTTTTTCGCGAGCCTTCTGCGATTCAGCCTCGGCCCTAGCCGCCGCTTCTACTGACCCTGTCGCCCTGTCCCTAGCACGCCCGGCAGTCTCTTCTGAAATCGCTCCTTGCGATAGCAGCGAATCAATTTTCTCAAGTTCCGCCGCCCGCCGTTCTTCAGCGGTTGCCACAGAAGCAGTAACACGCTGCCCTTCCTCAATGATCTGTTGATACTTGCTTGCCGCTTCGGCCGCCTTCTCGGCTTCGCCGGTCGCCTGCCCCAGGGCTCTCGCGTATGTTTCTTCCGAAATAACTCCAGCCTTTAGTAGCTCGTCGATCTGCTGGATTGTCTGTGCTCGTTTTTCCTCTTCTGAAGAAAATTGCTGCGTAAACTTCAGCCCCTCCTGCAGGAGCTTATCGCGGACTTTCTGCGATTCAGCAGCGGCAGCAGCCGCAGCCGCAGTCGCCGCTTCTGACGAACCCGTGGCCTTGTCACGAGCCCTAGCGGCCGTCTCTTCCGAAATCGCACCGCGCGCGAGCAGCGACTCGATTTTTTCAAGCTCTGCTGCCCGCCGTTCTTCTGCCGTGCGAACCTGTTCAGTGACACGGAGCCCTTCTTGAAACGCCGCTGCCGCCGCCTTCGCCTCTTCGGTCAACTGCCCAAATGCGGCAGCGTACTCATTGGGCGCGACAACGCCGTTTCGCAACTGCTGGGCAAGCGACTCGAACTTCGCCGCGAACTCCTCTTGAGCTTTGCCCGCTGCCGCCGTCTTCTCGGCGAACGGCTGGAACACAGCCGTGGCCTTCTCGGCCTGCTTGCCGAGGTTGTCGAGCGCACGATCGACAGGCGTGAGTGACTTTGCCAGCCCGCTGGCGTCGCCGCTAACCTTGAGCGCGAGTCCGAGAATATTCGCCATCAGCCAGTTCCTAGCGCCGACTGCAGCATTCGTATCTGTGCGAGCATCTGATCCTCGTGCTGCGGCGGATGCTCAATCGGGTTGAAGTCCTCGGCACTCGGTGCCTTGCCTTTTGCGGAGTACGGTGCCAGCATCGCACTCACCTCGAGCCCTGTCTGTCTCCACGGATCTGGCAACGCCTGGAAGTACCGCGTGTAAGCCATCCACTCGGACAACTCGCGAGAATCCATTCGCTCGCACAGTTCGCCGACCGTCATCTTCAAGTGCCCCGCCAAAGCGAAGAGAAACCTCCGCGTCGGCGAGACACTCAGGTTTTCCCCAGCTGCTCGACGTCCGCCTCCGTCATGTTGTTGTGCTGCAGCGCCTCATCGAAAAGCCTGCCCATGACGGCCCCGCTCTTGTTCGCGAGCGCGGCGACCTGCTCGCGGGTAAAGAGCAGCTCGCCCTTCTCGTTGCAAAGCACCCTGCACAGGTACTCGGTGCGGAAGTTCTCCACGCCGGTCTCGCGCTTGCCCATCCAGAGCCGCTCGTAGGAGTCACGCTCGCCGACGCTCATCACGCGGATGTAGACGTCGTCGCCCCACTCCCTGACGTGAATCTTCTTCAGCCCGAGGTCGTCGCTTGCCAGAATCTGCTCAGCAGTCAGTGCCATGCTCTTCTCCTAGATGGGTGCTAATCGCAGCGTTACCGTGTGTCGTTGCACATCATTGAGCTTCTTCTCGACGGCCAGTCGCTCGAAGATAGCCTTGTGAGTGAACACGACGCCCGGCCCCGAGACTTGAAACGTGGCGCGTTTGCCGTAATTGGCAACGCTACAGTTCGCGGTCCCGAGGCACGCTATCTCTATAGTGCCAAGGTCAAGCGAGAACGCGCTGCCAGCTGGCGCTGCACGCGAGATCGGCAGATTGCCGCCGAGCGTCACTTTGAAGTCAGTGACCTCGGTGAACGCAACGCTGTTCCAGGTGACGGTAACGCCGGCAGCATAGACAGCCATGACGGGATGCCTCCGTCACGGCAACTAGCGAGCGACCTTGAAGACCGCCTGGCCCTTGATGACGTCGTTCGTGGCAAGCGTCACGGATGAGCTCACAACCGTGGCGTTCTTTGAGAGGAACGATGCGCCGGCGTGCGTAATCACAAGGGCCGCGCTGGAGGCATCGGCCACGACAGCCTTGCCGAGATAGTCAATCGTGACCTGCCGCCCCGTGTCGGTGGCGTTGCCGGTCAGCGGGCGGTCCATCGTCTCGACGGAGTTGCCAGCGGTGAGCCCGAGGTGCGACACGTCGATCGTGTTGTCGGTTGCCGGGTCGGCCAGGTTGTAAACGATGTTCGTCACGGTAAAAGCCGTGCCGCCAAACGTGAACACTGTTCCCGCACCGTCATGAGGCGTGATCGCCATGTGTCAACTCTCCTGCCAGAGGATGCCGTAGATTTGTTGCACTGTGTAAACCGGCGGGAGGTCGCCGCCGGCCAACTGGGCGAATCCGTCGCTCTCGTTGTCGAGCGACACACGCGCCACAGTCACATTTTCCAATGTGCCCCCCCAGCCATCCAGAGACTGCCGGCACTGGTCTGCGATATCCCTCGCGGATTCGTAGGTCTCTGCGAAGATGTCGACCGAGAGGCTTACTGTCGGCGTGCCGATCGGTCCTTTGAGGGACTGTGCTCGCTCGACCGCCACCCGCCGCCACGTCACGAACGGCAGGGCAGCCGTGGCCGGTGCGATGACGGGGTAGATGCGGGTGCCGATGAGGGCGGTCACCCCGGCTGTCGCGACGAGGCGGCTGCGAACGGCAGCCTCTGGTGACTTCAAAGGCATCGTCAGACTCCGGAGAGGGTGCCTTCGCCGCGGAACGTGAGCGTGCTCAGTGCTCGCTCCAGGCTGATCCGCAGCTCCTGCTGCAGGATGAACGCCACCTGACTCTGCGACTGTTCAAAAGCAGTGCGAACCGGCGGGCGTCCTGCACGACCGCCCACGGGCGTCGGTGCGATCACGATGGGCGTTTTCGACTTGCGGAAAAACGCCCCCGGATAGGGCGGATCAGTCTGCACGCGGCCGTTTCGCTGGCGGATCGTGTCGAATGGCCCGAGGCTCTTGAAGCTCGACGCGATGTAGGCGTTCTGACCCTTGACCGTATGCACGACGCCCTTGCCGCGGACGGTCTCTTGTATGCCCATGCGGGTTCGCACAAACGGCACCGTCGGGCTTTTCCGCTGGTACGGTGTGTTGGAAAACTTGCCGACCACACGCTGCCGCGTGCCGTACTCAATGAGCCACTGGTGGTTCGCACGGTCACCGGCAGACGCACTAGAGACACGGACCTTGCCGCCGGCAGCACTGCGAGAGTCCTGCCTGTTGGCCCGGCGATAGCCAATCAGGCCGACGGCAGCACCATCACGCGGGTATGCCTTCACCAAGTGCGAGGCCGCGGCCTTCAGATTGCCGGTAGGACCGACAGGCGACAGTTCACGCAGCCGCAGATACGCCGGATAGATTGCTTTTTCCAGCGCATTCTTCAACGCCTGGGCTGTGAAGTTCTTGTCGCCCAGCCCGCGGATAGCGTCCCCGACCCGCTTGAGGTCGGGAAAGTCTGCCGAGATGACGATGCCGGCTGTCGCCATCTAGGTGTTCTCCTGGCAGATAGCCTCGTGCTCTTGGCGGTTGCCGTGCTCGAGCAGGCTGACAATCTCCAGCGTGCGAGACCGCCACGAGAAGCGATGCGACTGCGTCAGGCCAGGCAGATACCGCAGCCGCACGCGATGGCTGATCGCCGTCTGGCTCTGCCCCGCCGTGATCTGCTCGCGTGCCGACACGCCCTCCACGCTCGCCCAGACGGCAGACGAGTCGGACCACGTCAGCACCGTTTCGCCGAGGGCATTGGTCGTGCCACTGGCGACCTGCACCGTGACACGCTCGCGGAGCTTGCCGGGGTCAATCATCGGTACGAGCCCCAGCGTTGAGCGTCGAGCAGCGCCTTCGCACCGAATGGGATCTCATTCAACGCCCCGGCATCGGCCGCCAGCCGACGCTCGTACCAGTGCCCCACGAGCATCAGGATGGCATTGCGGACGCCCTGCGGCACGTCGTTTCCAGACGAGCCGCGACCCGCCCACCACGTCACGGTGACGGCGTTGTAATCCATGATGTGTCCAGGCCACGCCCCGCCGTAGTTCGTGCGGATCACGCCCGGCGTGCTGTCCCGATCCACGCGGTACTGCGTCGAGGACAGCGTTGCCGTCGTGCCGCTCTCGTCGAGCGTGTACGTGACCGTGACGGCGGTAGTCGTGCCGGCAGTTGCCATCGGTGGACGCGGCAACTCGATCTCGACGGGGAACCCGTCCATCTTCATGGTCAGCTGCTGGTGGACGAGCGACTCGTCCATGTACGCCTCGACCCACTCGCGGGCCGCCGTCACCAGCGACGCGATGTAGGCGTCGTCGGTCGTGGAGTCGACCCGGCAGTGGCCCTTCGCCTCGGCTAGCGAGACAGGCTCAACTATCGGCTGCGTGACCGTCCTGATGCTGCGGTAGTTCACCGTGTCGCTCCTTGGGAGGTCGCCCCCGCCGCCGCGGAGTCAGGTCCGCAGACTCGCCGCTAGGCTCAAGTGCCGCCGTCTCGATCAGGTCGGCCTGCCGATCTGCTACGGCAGTGCCCTCGGCGATGAGCCGACGAGCCACTGCCTCGTCGCAATCGACAACGTCGCCCGGCCGGTAAGTCGAGTAGTTCTTCTGGAATTTGATTTTCACGATTGGGGCACGCTCCATGCAGTGTCGGGGGCTTTGAGCTTGCTCGTGAACTCCGTCGTCCACTGGAAAACAGGCGAGCTGAGATCCTTGCCGGGCCACGTCACGACGTACTCGCCGTGGCCGAGAATCACTCGCGGCGTCACGAACACGCGGTTCCCGCTGTCTCGCCAATTTCTCCAGAAGTAGATGTCGTCATCGAGGCGACCGTCGTTCCAGGTGCCGTCCTCGGAGGGACGCGACCAGAACCACGGTTTCTTGCACCGCTTCAGCGCCGCCGTCGACAGCACCGTCAGTCCGAAATGCGCGGAGTCCACCTCCTGCACGGGCTCACCGAACCAACTGGCGGGCACCGTCGTGCTGCCGGTCGCGGGAGGATTGTCGAGCGTGCCCTTGAGCGTGAGCATTGGGCGGCCGTCTTCACGCTTGGTCTGCAGCCCGGTCAGTGCGTCGCACTGAAACGTGAGCGCCATCGTGAAGAGATGCTCGACGTCGGCCCTCGTGAAAAACGTGTCGTAGTCGATGGTGAGGATGTACTCGCATTTATCAATGAACTGCTCGAAGATCCTGCTGTTCACCTGCGACCAGAACGCACCAGTGCCCATCGTGGGGCGAATGCCGAGAGGCATGAGTGCCTGAGCCCATGCGAAGTGGTTGGCGGTAAAGCTCAACCGCGGCATCGACAGCACCGCCTCGACGCGAATGTCTGCCTCTGTGTTCCCCACCTTGACGATCATTCTGGTACCTCGTGAAAAAGGAAGCGGCTGGCGGGGATTGCTCCCTGCCAGCCGCCCAGAATGACGATAGTGTCAAGCGATCAGGACTCGACCGAGACCTTCACGCCCTTGCCGGTGGCATCGACCGGGCCAGCCTCGCCCTTGCCGAGCCGAGCCGAGACCACGATCACCGTGTCGGTGTTGGGGCTCGCCTTGACTTGCAGGTAGCGCTTCTTGCCGCGGAGGTCGATGTCCAGCCGCGAGACGGTCATCGTGTCCGTCACAGTCTGGCCGGCGTAGGCCGCCGGCTTGAGGTCGCCCGAGAAGCCCGTGACGGTGGAGTAGGTGCCGGTGCTGACATCCGACTCGCCAAGAGTCAGGGTCTGGTACACGCTCGACGTCGACGCCGCAGGGCCGGCGATCACGTCAATGGACGCATAGGCATACCCCAGCGTGTCGAGCGTCAGGGTCGCGGTCTGCGAGGACGTGTAGACCGCACCCTTGCCGGCCGCAGCGGACTTCGTAGCAGCAACGTGGTTCATCTGTCAGAGTCTCCTAGGAAGGGGGTGTTGTTCAGCCGAACTTGAGGGCGACCACCGGGCCGGCCTTGGTGGTGGAGCCGAGGTCGTGGGCGACGATCGCCACGCGAGCGGTCGCGAAGGTCAGCGTCTGGTCGTACTCGATGAACCGGCTGCCGTCGGTCTTGATCGTGACCGCACGCCGCTCGCCGTAGGTCGCCGCCTGGCTCATGTCGCCGAACAGGCAGGCCACCGTGCCGGTCGTGCCGGTGAGGGCCGACTGAAGCGGATGGCAGAGAACGACCGGGAAACCGAGGAACTGGAGGTTCGCACCGCCAGCAATGTCCGAGGCATTGTTGCCGGCGTTGGCAACCATGAGCCGCAGCATCGACGAGCCGTACCCGGCCGGGCTGATGTAGAACTTCGCCGACCGCCGAGCGAACAGCGGAAGCCGAGCCACGAGGTTCGTGAAGTCGGTCAGCGTCAGGGCGTCGAACGTCGTGCGGCTGGTCGCCGTCACCACGCCCGCGGTGTGCGTGCCGTCGTTGATGGCGGTCGCCACGCCCGTCGTTCCGTGATACGTGCTTCCGCCGTCGCCGATGAGGCCCGCGTTGTCGAAGGCTTCCGCGAACGACTGCGCCACTTCGACGGCCATGGCATCAGCCAGATCCACCACGGAGTCTTCGAGCAGGCTGTTGGGCACGCGGTTGTCGATGCCCCAGAGCTTCGCGACGAGGTTGACGTTGTCGAACGTCACGTCACTGGTCGTCGGAGCAGCGTTCTCGCCGATCGGCCGAGCCGACAGGCCGCCGGTGCGACGGGCGACCAGAATGCTGTCCGTGTTCATCGAGACGCGGCGGAACTCCGACGGCACCACGCCGAACTCCTCGACGAGCCGGATGATCTCGCTCGACAGCTCCTCGCTCACGAGGACGCCGCCGAGCGAGTTGATGCCGCCGGCCTGGGCACGGCTCTCGACGCCGTGATCGCGGCACCACCGACGAGCCTCCTCGTCACCGAGCACGAAGCCCTTGAGGTGCATTCCGGCACGGTAGGCACGCTCTTCGGCGTTGGGGCCGACGAAGCCCTTGAGCTTGCCGGTCGCACGGGGGACAGCGTAGTTGCGGTTTTCCACGACGGACTCCTTGGTCTCGGGGGCTTCGGTCTTCTCGACCGTCTTGGCGGGAGCGGCACGCTCCAGAACGGCACGCAGTTCGACCTGCTTCGCCTCGATCCGCTGGAGCAGCTCGATCTGCTCTCGGAGGCCAGCGGCACGGGTCTCGAGCGAGCGGAGGGACGCTTCCTGCTCGGCGCTCATCGCGGGAGCGTCACCTTCCGACGGCATCTCGGAGGTCGCTTCCATCTCGGCAACCACCGCGGCGAGTTCGTCGAGCAGCTTCTTGAGCTTGTCCATGCGAAGACTCCTGTGTACGGGATGGGCGACGCTTGCCGCCCGCACCATCAAAACTACGGAGAGACCCCGCGACCCTTGCAGTGAAAGGGCGTCGACAGTAAACGAATCAGCCGACCTTCAGCCGGCGGACCTCGACCGCATGGAGCACGTGCTTGTCCGTGCAGCCGCAGGCGCGGCACCGCAGATACCGCACCTGATAGTCGCCGTGCCGCTGGCTACTGGCGATTTCCAGCCTGCCGCGGCGGCAACTGCATGGGTCGTTCGTTCTAGCGGCCATGCCTGCGGAGGTACTCGCGGAGGTCTGCGGCCCGTGCCTGTACCGCCAGGAGCCGGGACGAGTCGGCGTCACGCTGGCTGCGGAAGGCGTTGAAGGATCGCTGGGCTACGCTCACGTCGGCGTCGGGATAGGCCGGGAACGTGACCGGCCCCACGTCGATCAGCGAGTCGATCCTCGTCACGGTGCGGATGCTGCGACCGTCCTCGACGCTCCATGCTTCGCCGCCCGGCGCGATCTGGAACGAGAACGACGAGCCACGGACGATGCCCGCGTCGATGTTCGCAGCGAGGTCGCGGCCGTAGGTCGTGTCTGGCACGGGGAACTCGTACCGCAGCCCGATGTCGTCCACGTTCATCCGCAGCGTGCCGGGATACCGAGCGAGCGGGAAGTTGGCGTCGTGGTTCCACAGGGCTCGCGTCTCGAGCGGTTTCTTCCGGCCGCGACGCTCGGCGACGATGCCAAACGCCTGCGGGTCAATCCGCTCGATGAATTGGCCGTCAAGCTCCAATGAGTTGACACCGAACTTCGCGGCGTAGCCGACGATCCACCGCGACTCCGCGGCACCGTCCTCGGAGCGTGACTCCACTCGGAGCAGCGGCAGGGAGTCGGAGTCCTCTTCGTACAAGCTGCGTCGCTCGATCATGCTTCGGTTCTCCTCGTCTGCGGCGTTCATTTGCTCAACTAGTTTGCGACTCCACGCCCACCCTGGATCGGAGCCCCACAATGCCCACGCGATCCGCCCGTTGCTTGGGAAGCCCGTCTCGCCGGGGCTCCAGCCCTCACCTTGCTTGTCGATCTCGTGCCGGTCGAAATACGCCTTCATCCGGCGTGCCGTCTCGGGGCTGATCGTCGTGCCGTTGCTCAGGTCGCGTCCGCGAGCCACGCCGACTGCCGTGCCGCCGCGGCCGTATTCGCTTCGCCAATCGAGCCCCTTCTGTGCTTCGGCTCGCACGCCCGCGGGCGGCGTGAAGTCAATGTGGTCGTACCTAGCTGCCACGCTTCCGCCCCTTCCGCTTGGGCTTGCCGTAGGCGTTCTCCTCGACCGGCGGCGGCTCTGGCAGCGGGTCGATCTTCGTGAGCGTCGACACCTTGTGCCCGACTTGCGTCTCGGTCGCCTGCCAACCGCCAGTCACTTCTTCGTAGAGCGTGATGAGTGCGGCCGGATCTTCTTTCGTAGCGTCGATCTTGAAATCGGTGCCGGGGATGTCGAGCGTGCCGTAATCCATCACATGGTCAATCCGCCCGCGAGCACGGCCGCCCGAGGAATCCCACGACACGAAGTCACCTTCCGACACGGTACCCGGCTCAGCGCGGGCTTCGGAGGCTTGCTCGGGCTGCAAAACGGGAGCCGGTGCCGGTTCTGCCGGCGGTGCTGCCTCGCTCACTCCCGCGAGAATCGACGCAACCTGTGCGGCGGTAATGCTCGGGAACGACGCGGCGATCAGTGCCGCCGCCCCTTCCTTTGTCAGCAGCCCCGCCGGAATCTGCGTCAGGATGGTAATCAGCCCCGTGATCTGTGCACCGTTGAGCGACACGTCGGCCACCTGGGGAGACGCAGGCTCGGCTGGCTGGCCATCCACGGCCGCAGCAACGCCGCCCTCGACAGCCTGGCCATCGATGCCGCTTCCGGGCTGCTGCTGGGCGAGCACGTCGCCGACTGACGGTGGTGCCCCAAGCGTCCCCATGTTCAGCGGCCGATACCGCTCGTCGCCGCCATCGACCGGGTCAAGGTTCTCGCTCGCCCTGATGTCGTTGGTCGACACGACGCCGATGTCCCACATCGCCCGGTAGTACGCCGACCGGCTGGCGGCATCGCCACGCAGGAGCCCCCGCACGTCGAACTCGACCAGATACCGCTCGTCGTCGACGATGAGGTCACGCATGAATGCCGACTCAAGACGCCGCAGCCACGGCATGATCGTGTGCGTGACGAATTGGATCTCGGCCTGCGGCGTACCCGGCTCAATCCCCAGCAGATAGCCAGGGATGCGGAACAGCCTGGCGATCTCGCGCAGCTGGTACTCCCGCAGCTCCAGATACTGCGAGTCGGTGTTGCTGGCGTATGGCACCTCGTAGGGTTTCAGACCGCCCGTGAGGACGGCCGTCTCGTGAGCGTTGTACGAGCCGCGGTGCTTGCGGTTCCAGTTCTCTGCAAGCTCGCGGCGAGCGTCGGCGTTGAGTTGGTTGTCGGTCGACAGGATGAATCCCGGCCGGGCACCGGCACCAAAGAACCTCGCCCCGTGGATTTCGCACGCACGAGCTAGTGCAATCGCGTCGCGGCACTCCTCCACCACCGAGATGCCATGCACGCCGTCGTCGCTTGGGCCGCGGACGTGCAGGATCTGCTCGTCGGTGTAAATCGTCTGCTTGCCCTTCGCCTCGCGGTACGTGTACCGCAGCCGGCCGTTCTCCAGCGTCTCGGTCTTCATGCGGCTCGGGTGCAGCGGCACGATCTGGTCGATCGCACCTGACTGCCCTGGCACAAGCTCGCTCTCGGCGTCGCCCCACAGGCCGACGTGCATCACCATCTGCTCGCGCCACTCGAAGCTCGTCTGCCATGCGTTTGGTTGCGAGTGGAGCTTGCGATACAGCGGCAGCTCGCGGGCGAGTCGCTTGCCGCCGCCAGGCGTCCGCTCGAGCAGGTGGAGCGGCAGGCCCGCCACCGTCTCGGCCAAAATCCGCAGGCACGAAAACACCGCCGCGACCGAGGTCGCATTCTCTGGCGTGATTCGCACGCCGGCCGGCGAACGACCGCCGCCATCGTCATCCCACGAGCGCTCTTCGCCGGGGAGCCAGAGAATCCGGTGTTCGTGAGCGATCATATGAAGAAAATTTCCGGGGCGGCGTTGGCGTTGCTCTGCTCCGACCTCATCCACATTCCGAGCCCTTGGCACAGCGCCACGATGCCGTCAATTCGCTCCGTGCTGGCCTGCTTGCTCGGGAAAATGTTGCCTCGCCTGTCTTCGTGGATGGCTGCGTTGCCAGCGTTCCAGGTCAGCACCGGATGCCCGGCGTGCCGCAGGCGACCTTGCAGGATCAGGTTCTCGAGCGTCCTCGCGGGAGCGGACATACCGGGACCGCCCTGTGGCCATCCTGCCACGGCGAGCCCGTCCCCTTGCAGCAAGTTGGCGAGCATCTGGGCGTTGAACTTCATGTCTACAGCCACGCCACGGACGTTGTATTGCCGGCAGATTTCCGTGATGTCCCGGTGCATCACCGTGTAGTCGGTGACGTTGCCATCGGTCACGCGGATATGCCCGTCACGAATCCAGCCGAGGTAGTCAACCTTGTCACGCTGGGCACGTTCGACGGCGTTGGCCTCGGGTATCCAAAAGAACGGCAGCACGTCGCACGAGTTGTCCGCTGGGTCAGGGCAGACGAGCACAAGCGCCGAAAGGTCATACGTGCTGGCAAGGTCGAGCCCGGCGTAGACGGGACGATCGCCGAATGGTCGCAGCGGGCTGGCACACGCTCCCCACGCAGACGGCGAGATCCACCGCGTATCCTGCGTCGTCCAGACGTTGAGTCGGTAGCGGAGGAACGAGTTGAGCTTCGTCGGCGACTGCTCTGCTTCGCGGGCGTCGGCTTTGAACGACTCAAGCGTGATCGTCTCGCCGAGGCTCGGATTGGCGGCCCGCCACGTCTTTTCTTCCTTCCACGTCCCATCGACGCCGCACTCCTGTGGAGCCGCGAAGATGCAGCCGTAGAAGGCCGGGTCGAACTTCGGATCTGCAATGCACTTCTCGGCGTACTGATGCTGCTCCCAGCAGATTGACCGGCGGTCATAGCCTGCGGTCGTTATCGACAGAATGAGCGGCTGCCGACGGGCGGCACCGCCGTACCGCAGGGCATCCCAGAGACGGCGGTCGCGTTGGGCGTGAAGCTCGTCGAAAAGCAGGGCATGGATATTCAGCCCCTCGGCACGGAACGCATCAGCGGACAGGACGCGGTAGAACGAGTTGCTCGCCCGGTGGACGATAGTCTTTCGCGAGTCGATTACCTCGAAGTGCTTCGACAGGCCTGGCGAAGCGCGGACCATGCTGGCAGCTTCGCGGTAGATGATGCCTGCCTGCTCGCGGTCACACGCGGCACCGTAAACCTCGGCACCTGGCTCTGAGTCGAACCCGGTCAGGTACAGCGCCAACCCGGCAAGCGTCGTGCTTTTGCCTTGCTTCTTTGGCAGTTCGATGTACCCGATACGCCGCTGCCGAACTCCATCGGGAGTGACTCGGCCGAACAGCTCGCGTAGCACTTTGTGCTGCCACTCCAGCAGCTTGAACGCCTGCCCGGCAGTCTGGCCCTTGCTGTGCCGCAAGAGCTTCTCGAAGAACGACACGACGCGGTCGTACTTCGCCTGGCCGGCGGTGCAGAGGTCACGCGCCGTGGACGCGGAAGAATTCTTCGACCTCGTCCGCGGGCTTGTTTTCTTTGCCACCAAGTCTCGCCCTCGACGTCGGGGTCAGACCAAACTCTCCCATTAGCGAAGCCTGCATCGAAACCAGACCGCGGTAGAGGGAGCCAGCCGGATTCGGTTTTACGCCGCCGAGGTCCGTCCTGATGACCGGGCCAGATGCCCGCAATTCAAGCAGGCACGCCTGAGCCGCAGCATAGACTTCGCACAAAGTCGCGAGCGCCTCGCCGTCCGATGTCGTCAGCGTTCCAATTTCCAGCAGGATCGGCACCAGTTCCTGCCACTTGGCTACCGCCACTGGCTCGACCATCATCCGCTCGGGCATCGGAGGAGCGCCCGAGTCAGCCGGCAGGTCGGGGCGGATTCGCCTCTTGCCGGGATTCCCCTCCAGCAGCTTTTGTGCGGCCGTTTTGGGCCTGCGGCCTCGCGGCATTTTTGGGCATCCGATTTTAGAGTTGAAAAACGCGCGTGAATTCTGCGGACGCACGCCCCTAGC